TTCCTGCTCTCGCACTGGAACGGCCAGCTGGCCGCCCGGCGCGAGATGGTGCTGCTGGTCCTCCAGCGGCTGGAGGAATGGGATGTGGGCCGGAATCCGAGCCACCCGAACCCGCAGCTCGACCGTGCCATCGATGACGCCGCTGACGCCATCCGGCGCGGCGAGACGCTGCCTCGGGAGGCTTCGTGACCGACACGCCCATCTGCGGCTACGGCCTGGCCGATGGCTCGTTCTGCATGGATCAGCGCACCGGCATCCGCTGCGAGGCGCACGACGGCATGGTGTGCCGGGGCTGCCGGAAGCACCAGGCCACCCACGAGTGCCACGCCGACGGCGTGGACCTGTGCGAGGCCTGCGTGCACATCGGCATCAACCAGCACGGCCCCCGGCCGAATCCGCGCGACGTGGTCGACGAGGAGATGAGCCGCGCCGTCGAGCTGATCCTGGAGCACCTCGACGCCACCGAGGAGTTGCCCAGTACCGGCCCGCAGCGCCGGGCGGCCGCCCAGCAGATCTGGCGCGGCCTGTCGAACCACGTCGCCATGAAGGTGCTCGCCGGAATGGCTCGACCCGAAGGCGAGATCTCGTGAAGCCCAAGTACCTGCTGGTCGACGGCAACAACATCGCCTCCCGGGCGGCGCATGCCTCCTGGAGCGCCAGCACCATGTCCACCGAGAGCGGCACGCCGACCGCCGCGCTGATGTTCTTCATCAACTCGATGACCAAGGTCATCGGCGAAGTGCAGCCCACGCACATTGCAGTGGCCTGGGACGGCAAGAGCCGCTACCGGCACTCGCTGCTGCCCAGCTACAAGGCGAACCGCAAGTCGATGCCGGAGGGCCAGCAGCGCGAGCAGATCTCCACCTTCGCGCTGATGGGCACCTTCCTGAACGTGGCCGGGATGCACCAGCGACTGCACCCGGATTACGAGGCCGACGACCTGATCGCCTCCTGGTGGTGGAACATCAAGGAGGCCGAGGAGATCGTCATCCTCTCCGGCGACAAGGACCTCTACCAGCTGCTGGGCAGTAACCCCTGGGACGTCCCGACGACCGCACGCAAGCCGGTCGGCGGCGGCATCTACGAGACCTGGACCAAGCACGGCTTCGAGGCCAAGCACGGCTTCGAGCCGCAGGACTGGCCGCTGATCGGCGCGCTGACCGGCGACACGTCGGACAACATCGAGGGCATCCGGGGCATCGGGCCGAAGAAGGCCCTGAAACTGCTGGAGGCGCACGGCTGGAGCCTGGAGAAGGCCGTCTCCGCCAAGTTCCCCGACGAGCTGGAGAGGGTCCGTCGCAACCTACTGCTGATGGACCTGCGCAGCGGCGACCCGCTCAACGGCCGCAACGACATCGCCCGCTTCGCCCGGCCGATGTACGACACGCCCGAGGGCAAGTTCCTGGATCACTTCCTGGCCAAGTATGAGCTGCACCAGATCCAGGCCAGCTACCGCCTGAACACGCTCTGGACGGCGTCCAGGCCGATCGGCCGCCCGCTGCGGCGCAGCACGGCGGCGGAAGGGAGGCCGAGCACCTAGGACCTGCCCATTACCCCGGGGCTGCACCCAATGTGTGCCCCCAGGGAGGAACACCAGGAGGACCCCGTGCCCAGCACAACGATCGACTCGCCGCGAAAGGACGAGCCTCGCAAGCGCCGACCACCCTTGACGCTGAAGCAGGCCGCTCTGAGCGTGAAGCTCGGCCAGAAGGTCACCGCTACCGTGTGCCTCGATGGCGCTACAGAGCGTGTGTCCGGCTACCTGGCCGGTGCGGATGCCGAGTGCTGGTTCATCCTCCAGCCGGGTGACGGGGAGGTTCGCCAGCTGCTGGTGAGCCGCCGTGACACCCGGGTGCTGGAGATCCACACCTCACGGACCTACGATCAGGAACCCCTCCGCTCGGAGATGGACCAGATCGTGCTTCCGTTCAGGACGTGGGTCGACTGGAACGTCTTGGACAGGCGTTCGTAAAAACTGCTCTGACCTGGGCAGATGTCAGAATTTACCGCGAGAGGAAGAACCCGTGCTGAACTTCACCGAGGACCTGGACGAGGACACCGGAACGGCTGTCCAGGTTCACCGGGACGAGGTTCCGGCGGTGCAGGAACGGGCCACCGTGATCCCCATCTCGGAGCCCGTTCCTGCTCCCGCCGCACCGTCCCGGATTCCGACCAATCGCAACGACCTCGCTCCGCACGCGGAGTGGGAGGCGCTGCGGAACTACGTGATCAGCCAGCTGGAGGAGATCGCCCCCTTTCCGCGCGAGCCCCGCCGGGAGAACACGATCTTCATGGGCTTTCAGGACCGCTGGGGCGAACAGGCCATGGCCATCGCCCGGTACGTCTTCGAGCAGGCCGGTGGCGAGTGGCTCGGGGCTCCGATGAGCGTCGCCCGGTTCGACCGGGCCTCGGACCGCGTCTTCGCCGCGCGGATCGCCGCGTTGCTCTGAAGATCACCACCGTGCGGCCCCCGCTCCCCCGGCGGGGGCTGTATGGTCTCCTGACCTGATCGACTTACTGGCGCACCGGAGCCGCAATGAACAAAGCCGAAGAGGTCCTCTTCAGCCATCTGACCAACGCCGACAGCCTCGATTACCTCGTGCGCGAAGGCTTCTCCAGTCCCGCCATCCGCGAGTGCATCCCGGGTGACCTGGCGCCGCAGATCGTGGGCTGGGTCATCGACGTCTACTTCCAGTCCGGCCGCAAGGTCGCGCCCACCAGGGAAGGGATCCTGGAGACCTGGGGCGAGCAGATGGAGAAGGTCGACCTGGTCATCGACGATGACTACGAGACCGACTCGATCGAGTGGGCTGTCACCCAGCTGCGCACGCAGTTCGCCGAGGACCAGGTGAACGAGCTGACGATCCAGCTGGCCAACGAACTGACCAACGCCGCGCCGCCGGACAAGACCTCGGTGGTGAAGGAGTACTCGGGCCGGTTCCACGCCCTGACGAACAAGCTGATCAGCCACTACGACGAGATGCCGCTGGACATCGGCCTGGACCAGGCCTGGGCCCGGTACCAGGAACGCTCCATCGCGCGGATGCACATCCAGGGCCTGACCTTCGGCCTGCCGGAGATCGACCGTCACACCATGGGCGTGCGGGACGGCGAGATGGCCGTCTTCGCCGGGTTCGCCGGGTCCGGCAAGACCTGGATGGCGATCAAGACCGCACTGGCCGAGTGGCGGCGCGGCCGTCGATCAGTGCTCTACACGCTGGAGAACAGCGTTGAGATGATCATCGACCGGATGGCCTGCATGATGGCCGGGCTCGACTACGCCCGCTGGCAGAAGGGCACCGTGGAGGGCGGGCCGCTGGAGCGCTTCCACGTGGCGAAGGACCGGATCCAGCAGACCGAGCACGCGCCGATCATCATCATGCCCGAGCGCGGCGACCGCGACCCGGTCTCGCTCATCCGCCGGGTGTTCGCCCTCGGCGGCGAGTCGGTGATCATCGACCAGCTGTCCCACGTCGAAGCGGTGGTCGGCACGCGCACGCACAAGCGCAACGAAGTCGTCATGGAGATCATGAAGGAGCTGTACGTCCTGATCTCCGAGGGCAAGGAGAAGATCCCGGCCCTGGTGCTCGCACAGATCAACCGCGAGGGCAAGGACGCCGCCGCCCGGCTCGGTCGCTACGACATGGAGCACTTGGCCGAGTCCTCCGAGATGGAGAGGACGCCGGACTTCGTCTTCAGCCTGCTGCGCCAGCCGACCGAGACGAACGAGGACGGCGCGCTGCTCCAGAAGCTCAAGGGCCGCCGCGTCGAGGAGTTGCCGGAGGCCTGGGAGATGGTCTGGCGGCTCGGTGTGGGCGACATCCGCGTGGTGCGGGAGGTGGCTCTCGGTGCCTAGTTTCGGCCGGGGCTTCAGCAAGGCCCCCACGACTCCGTTCTTCGAGGCGTCGCTGCTGCCCGACGTGATGAAGCTCCAGCTGTGCCAGGACCTGCTCAACGAGATCGGCGCGAGCAACGTCCGGGCGCCGAACGCGAAGCACGAGATCATCCACTCGTGCCCGATGCCCAACGCGCACCGCAACGGCGACCGCAACCCGTCGGCGAGCCTGAACTACCAGCGGTTGGCCTTCAATTGCCTCGGCTGCGGCGCCCAGGGCGGCCTGCTGTGGTTCATCGCGGTCACCAAGGGCATGGAGACCGACGAGGCCTTCCGCTGGCTGGGCGACCAGACCGGCGTCGGCGGCCGGTCGATGGACGGCAAGCGCGTGGTCGAGATCCTGGAGGCGATCTTCGCCAAGCAGGCGACTCGGCCCGAGCCGATGAACGTCTACCCGGACAGCGCGCTGGCTCCGTGGACGTTCCCGGTCGCGCACCCGTATATGACCCACGCGGGTAGCTTCGGCAAGATCAAGTGTCGGGGCATCCCCGAGGAAAACTGCCAGCGGTTCAAGATCGGCTACGCCGAGAAATACCCGATGGGCTGGCTGCGCGATCAGGACGGTGATCTCGTCCTGGACGATGACGGCGAGAAGATCCCGCTGCCGCCACAGGAGCGGATCGTCATCCCGCTGTACTGGGACAGCAGGCTGCTCGGCTGGCAGGCCCGCGCCATCCGTCCCGAGGACGCCCCGAAGTACAAGAACAGCGTGAACTTCCCGCGTGACCGCGTGCTCTACGGCTGGCCGGGGCCAGACCAGGACATCGTGCTGGTGGAGAGCCCCATGTCGGTGCTCAGGCACTGCCACCACCAGCCGATGGTGGCCAGTTTCGGCAAGCACCTCACGGACCCGCAGCTGCGGATCCTGCACAAGGCGCGCTCGATCACGCTCTGGTTCGACCCGGACGCCCCCGGGTGGAAGGGCACCCAGCACGCCATCGCCGAGCTGCGCCGGTACGTACCCCTGCGGGTGGTGGACTGGAAGTACCGTGACACTGACCCTGCTGATCTTCCCGATGACGTGGTGGCTGAGCGGGTCGCCAACGCGATGCCCTGGTCGCTCTGGAAGTGGCCAGGGTACGAGAGCCTGAAGAAGTGGGAAGGATGATCATGCCGCTGCGCAAGTTCGGTATCGAGCACGGAACCGTCGAGGTCGACCACGAAGACCCCCAGGGCCTCTCCAGGACCGCGCTCCGGGACCTGGCGGCCCCGGAGCCCGCCGAAGCCGCTCCGGCGGCGGAGGAAGCCGGTGAGGCCGACGAAGCACGTCAGGAGGGTCAGTGACCTATCGGCAGCTGGATCTCTCCGGCTTCCTCGTCCCTGAGTCCCCGGAGCGGCTCGACCTGCCGCTCCGGGGCG